GTTGCGGAGCGCGTCCGATCGGAGGACCGCGCCGCGCACGGTCCGCTCCAGCGTATCCGCGGCCGCGGAGAGCTGCGCGTCCGTCTGCCCGTCCGACCGGCGGGACATGCACTGGACGAGGAGCCGCTCGGTCGTCTCCCAGTGCGCGTCCGTCGAGTCCTCCGAGCGGCTGTCCGCGCCCGGGGTGAACACGCAGATCGCGGGATGCTCGGACGTGTCGGGGTAGGGCGCCTGCGGCGAGTCATAGACCCGCTGGCCGACGAGCGCCGACACCCCGGCGTGGGCCCGGAGGAACGCCACCGCCGTCTGCCGGATCTCGGTCCGCGTCGGCATGGGCTACACCTCTGCGAGGATCAGCATGACGGAGCCGAATCCGTCCGGCCGCACCTCGTCCACGTCGTAGTCCGTCCCGCCGTAGGCGAGCCGCGTCCGTGTCTCCGGGTCCGCACTCACCGTCACGCCGAGCCCGGCGAGGTACACGATGTCGGTTGGCCCTGCCGCCGGGCTCGTCGTCTGGATCGGCACCCCGTCCATCCCCGGCTCCTCGCGCGTGTACGCCGAGGAGAACGGCATCACGGCCGCGACCGGATCCCCTCCGAATGGCGTGATGGTCACCGACTCGCCGAATACCTGTCGACGAGCCGGTGCCATCACGGCCTGCACGGCCTGGCGGTAGGGGCTGGTCACGGAGACGTCTCCGCGATGGCGAGGAGGGCTGCGATCAGATCCGACCGGCGCTCCCCGGGGGCGAGCCCATAGGCCGCGGCGAGCGTGCGGAGGTCCGCCACACGCATCCGGCCGAGCTCGCGCGAGCGAGGGATCGGCGGGCGAGCCGGTACGGCGGGTGCGGTGGACACGGGGTCATCGACCTGCGCGGGTCCAGCGTCGAGGGACTGGACGGAAGCGGCCGCGGCGGCCCGGATGGATTCCCCCGTGCGGGCGAACGCATCCCGCGCCTCCCGCTCGCGACGGGCCGCCTCCTCCGGATCGGGACCGATCGAGACCCATCCGAGCCGCTCCCGGATCTCCCACCAGTCGCGGAGGCGCGGGTCCGTGAGGTCGATGATGCTGCCCTCGACCGGCAGTATCTCTCCCGAGCCGAGCACGTCGCGCACCGGGGTGCACGTCGGATTGCACGGACGGACGAGGCGCCGCTCGCTCATGCCCACCTCACCTACGCCACCGGCAGGCAGATGAGGTAGAGCCGGCCGTCGTCTCCGGCGGCATTTTTCACGACGGAGACCGTGGTTCCCGCCGCGATCTCCGTCCACGTCCGGTCGAGGGTCGAAGGCATCGCGATCACATCCTCCACGGCACACGTGATCGCCGACGTGATGGCGTGCCCGCCGCCCGCCGCGGCGTCGTACAGGGTCAGCGTCCCGCCCGCGTTCGCTCCGGTGCAGTGTACCCAGGTGGATATGATGCGGAACTTCCGGTTGGTTGCGGGGTTCAGCGCAAGGTTGAAATCGTTCGGCGTCGCGGCCGCCTCGCAGTTGAGCTCGATCATGAACTCGTTCGCCGCGAGGACCGTCCCCACCACGGACGCGACGGCCATGTGGTCGACGTCCATCGCGCCGGAGGCGATGTGCTCCGAGTTGACGGCGTCGTCCGCGAGCTTGGTCCCGTCGACACAGTCCGCCGAGAGGTGCGCCGTGTCAATCGACCCGTCGACGTAGTGCTCCGAGTCTACGGAGTCGTCCGCGAGCTTCGCCCCGGTCACCGCTTCCGCTCCCAGGGCGGTCGTGTCCACCGCGCCCGCCGCGAGCTTCGCCGTGGTCACCGCCAGAGCGCCGAGCGCCGCCGTGTCCACCGAGCCCGCCGCGTAGTGCGCCGTATCGATGGACCCATCGACGTAGTGCTCCGAGTCGATGGCATCATCCGCGATCTTCGCGCCGGTCACGCAGTCCGCCGAGAGGTGCGCGTTGTCGATGGACCCGTCGACGTAGTGCTCCGAGTCTACGGAGTCGTCCGCGAGCTTCGCCCCGGTCACCGCGTCCGCCCCCAGGGCGGTCGTGTCCACCGCGCCCGCCGCGAGCTTCGCGGTCGTCACCGCCAGAGCGCCGAGCGCGGCCGTGTCCACGGCACCCGCGCCGAGCTTCGCCGAGGTCACCGCCCCGGCGGCGAGCTTGGCGGTCGTGATCGCGCCGTCCGCGACCGCGCCGGGCACGAGCCCGCCATCCTCCAGACCGCCGGCCGCGGTGAACTTCGGGACATTGCCGGTCGCGCCGACGACCTTGTCGATCTTGTTCGCGAGGTCCCCGGTGAGGCTCGCCAGGGCCACGCCGTTCAGCGCGACCTGGACGTAGTTGCCCGAGGCCGCGCCCTGCGTCGTGCCGATCGCGTAGTTCGCCGAGGAGTCCGCGTCCTCGACCTTTCCGGAGGTCGGGTTCCAGTAGGAGAGGTGCCCGGCGGAGAACGTGTCGGTCGGCTCGCTGGGCAGCCAGACCTCCCCCTCCTTGATGAACGAGGCGGTCGCGCCCGCGTCCGCCGTCGCCTGCGGGACGAGGAACTCGGACCCGATCACGATCGGCACCCCGGAGGTGCACCCGCCGACCGGGACCACTCGCTGGACGATGCGCCCATCACCCTTGTAGTTTGTCACGTTCATTCTCCTCGCCCGGTCGCCTCCGGGCTCATCCGGTCATGCGGCTCAAGGCCGCGTCAACATCACGCACCCGGGTTGCACACGCCCCCGTGGTAGCCGACCACGGCCGCGCCGAAGTCGTCCGTTACCTTGAGCACGATGGCGCCGCTCTCGAACACCTCGTTGCGCTCGATCGCCGGCCCCGGTCCCTGCCCCTCCAGCGTCCCGCGGACGATCACCGGCGCGCGGGCGGGGTCCGCGAACCCGTAGTAGACGGCAATCGATGTGTCGTCGAGGCGCGCGTCCGAGTGGATGTTGTTGACCAGCGCCAACAGGCCGTCGGGCTTCGCGTTGCTCGGCTGCGTCGCGACGAACGCCGCGAAGATCTGCCGGGCGACGAACTCCAGCTCGGCCGGGAGCACGAGGTGCGCCATGGTGAGGTTCAGTTTCTTCGAGTTCTCCGTCTGTTTGCGGAGCTTCATGAGCATCGCCCCGAGCTGGGCGATGGACGGCGCGGCGCCGGAGCCGAGCAGGTTGTTGTGGGTCGCATGGAAGAGTGCGACCCCGTCGCTCATGGCCCCGTTGTTGGTCAACAGCGCGTAGACCACGTCTCCGCGCGTGTCGGCCGCGGCCGCGCCCATGGCCCCGAGGATGTCGTCGAGCGCCCGGAGGTCGTCTCCGATGATCACCTGCCGCGAGATCGCGATCAGGTTGCCATAGCTCCCGAGCGCGTAGTTTTCGCCGGTGTCACCGAAGGTGATGTACTTGTAGGGCTGCCCCTCGGGCACGGCGTCGAGGCTCGGGAGCGCGGTCCGCCGCACGACCTTGGCGGTCTTGAAGTCGGGCAGATCCCGCTCCAACGTCCACGGCAGGAACGTCATCGGCGTCGTCTCGAACGCCATGAGGAGCCGCTTGTGTGCGACGTTCGCCAACAGGTTGGCGAAGTCGCTGGTCGTGTGCATGCCCTGAAGCAGCTCGACTCGCCGGCCGGCGCCCTCCCGGGAGAGGCGGTGCCGCATCACGACGGTGGCGAGGTCGCCGATGCCATCGCCGCAGTCGAGCCGGTGGTAGCGCGCATACTCGCGCGCGAGCTCCCGCATGCCGAGCCCGCGGAGCTCCCGGGCCGCATCCGGCAGAGGGTACTGCTTGTCGAGCCGGTGCATGAGCGCCGCCTCCGCGGCGGACGCGAACTTGTCCGCACCGTCGGCCACGAGAGAGGCCGTCGGCACGCCGTGCATGGCCGTGATCTGCGGGGCCTGCTCCGCCGCCACCCGCTGGATCTCCGCCCGGCACTGCGGGAGCGAGAGGTCCGAGGCGACGAGCCGCTGCGCGGTCCCGACGTCGACCCCCAGCCGCACCGCGGCGTCCAGGATCTGGGCCGTGCGGAACCGGTCGATGGCGACCACGCTCCGCTCCTCCTCGTTCGGCGCGAGCTGCTCGCGCGGGGTCTCGGGCGCCGCGACGGGCGCGTGCTGCTCGGGCATGATCACCTCCATCTGTGTGCCGCTCATCGCGGCTGGCACCGCCAGGCGCTCGCCCGAGCGCTCGGCGGACAAACACGTCGTTCCCATGTCGGCAGCGACCGGCACGGGCGAGATCTCGTATGGCTGCCAGCGGGTCGCTGCATAGAGGGGGCGCGGCCTGGCCGTTCCGTCCTCGCGCAGCTCCATCGAGAGGATCTCCACCCCCATCGAGAACTTGCGCGCGATCCCGCCGGCGATGTCGCGCCAGATCGGCTCGACGTCCGGGCGGTCCGAGAACCGGAGGGTCGCTCGGGCCGTCCCGTCCTCCAACCACGCCCGCTCGACGACGCCGATCCGGTCCGCGTTCCGCCACTGCGCGTGACAGTCGAGGACCGGCGCGCCGGTGTTGAGCAGGGAGAAGTCCGCGGCCTCGGGCGTCAGCTCGAAGACGAGGTCGTAGTACTCTCCGCGCTCCGCGGAGTATCGCTGGACGGCCGCGCCCGTGTAGAACACCACGTCGACCGTCCGCCGCTCGGGATCCGCCGTCTGCGGCGGCTCTGCGGCGAACGTCATCATGTGGGCGCGGCGCTCGATGTCCCGAACAGGCTCGCTCATCGTACGTCTCTCCTCATCGATACGGCGCTGCCCGACTGGGCTGCGAGGAGTCCGCGGGCCCGCAGATCCGCCTCGTCCTCCTCGATCTCGCGCGTGATCGTCTCCGGGTCACGGGCGCGCTCGCGGAGTTGACGCTGGCGGCTGTTGAGTCGCGCCTCCCGCTCCAGCATGTCTGCCCGAATGTCGTCCAACCGATTGACGGACTCGAACGCCGGGAAGGTCCAGTCCGGGACGTAGACGAGATCGGACCGGAGCCGCGACGCCACTTGCGCAGCCGCGACGAACCAGCCGAACACAGGGGCGAGGAGCAGCGGCGCGATCACGGTCTCGCGCAGCATCCGGATCCCGCGCTGGTACGTGATCCGCCCGGCACGGTAGCTCGACCAGTTGACCTGCGAGAGGTCTCCCGAGAGGGCCTCATAAGTGATCCTCGCCCCGACGGCGATCGATCGGAGCGCGATCCGCTCGTACTCCTCCATCCCCGCGACCGGGGTGGGGTGATTGAGCACAACCTGTTTCCCGCCGTGCGCGAACACGATCGCGCCCGGGGTCACGGTCTCCGTCGGGAGGCCGTGGACGTCGTGAGCGAGGTACGGCCGAGTATCCTCCGCGGCCGGATCGGAATCCGTCACGAGCTGGCCGAAGAGCGCCTCGCTCTCCTCATCGTCGACCTGGACAAACGCGGTGATTGCTGCCTCGCCCTTTTTGCGGATCCTCTCCGCGAGGTGAAAGTCGTCGAGATCCCGCAGCGCGATGGCGACCGCGTGGAGCCATGAGATCCCCCGCACCTGTCCGAGGCGCAACGCCTCGAAGACGTGGGCCACATCCGCGGCCGGGACAAACAGCGAGGATAGGCTGGCGGAGATGGGCCACGATTCGGACGGGTGCTCTTGGTGGAGCCAGTAGCCCTCGATTTTACCCCACGGGGAAAATTGCACTCCCTGTATGATTCGCCCGCGGTTGGCCAACTGCTCGTTCTTCAGCGCGTCGAGATAATCCGGCTCCAGCCCCTCGACTTGGAGCGGGATGGCCATCCCATCCTCGGGCAGTCGTGGGCGGCGCCTGACCAGGGCCTCCCCCGCCTCGGCCATGCATCGTACCACGAGGCCCTGTTGCCCGCCGAGATGGAGATGGCTCCCGGAGACGCACTGCGCAGCCCACTCCGCGTGGACGTCCTCCGCGCGGTCGCCCTCGCCGGTGACGACGCGGCCCGCCCTGTCCCGTGCCACGATCTGCGGCATGACGCCGGTGCCGATGAGGTCCCCGACAAGCTGGTCGAGGATCCGGGCGGCGAACGGGTTGTTGCGGGCGAGGTCCCTGGCGCGGTCACGGGTGAGGACGATCGCGGAGTCGGTCTCGCGGATGGGGCCGCGGCTCCCCGGGGAGAACCCAGCGACGAGGCGCCCGCGGCTCGCCGCGTCGTAGGCGAGGCGCGCGCCCCGGCGCTCGCGGCGCTCCTCTCGGCGCCCCCTCAGCCTGGCGAGCCAGGCCACCTAAAGCCCCCTGTCAAACACAGTGTAATGGGCGCTCGGGGTCTGCGTGCCCCGGATTTCCCTTGCCATCATGCGGAGGATCCACTCGATACGCGCCCGGTCCCCGAGCGAGATGCTCTCCCCGTTGGGGAGGTGGACCGAGGTTGCGCCGCTTTGGATCGCCGCCTTGAGCGCGTCACGGTCTGCGGTTGTATAGGCCATGGGCCTCCGGAGTGTGCACGAGTGGCACGCTCGAAGACTAACGCAGCGCTTGGCGCTACCGCAAGATTTTTCCGTGCATGTCGTGCGCACCGGAGGACGTCACGGGGCGCGGAAA